AATGCTACTTTAGAGTCACTTACTACAGGTGCAAACAACGTAGCTGTAGGTGGTGGTGCTATGTATTCAAGCACAACAGCAACTAACAGTACAGCAGTGGGGTATAAGGCACTAAAAGCAAACACCATAGCAAGTGACAACACAGCAGTTGGTTACACAGCACTTACTGAAAATACTACTGGAGGGTCAAACGTAGCTATAGGTCATTCTGCTCTTATAAACAACACCACAGCATCAGGCAACACGGCTGTAGGTCATTCTGCTCTTTTTAACAACACCACAGTATCTAACAATGTGGCAATGGGTTATCAATCAGCCTACAGCACTACAACTGGAGGTAACAACACTGCTTTAGGCACTTATTGTTTTTATACAAATACTACTGGTGCTGACAATGTGGCAATAGGTCATCAAGCAAATTTTTATAATACAACTGGTTCAAGTAATGTTGCTATAGGAAAAGATGCACTTCAAAAAAATACCACAGCATCTAACAATGTTGCTGTAGGTAGTAGTGCTTTATTCGAAAATACAGAAGGTTTTCAAAACATTGCAGTTGGAAGATTAGCTTTAAGCTCAAATACTACTGGCGATAATAGTGTAGCTGTTGGACATGAGGCACTAAAATCAAACACCACAGCATCTGAAAACACAGCAGTTGGTAAGGAGGCACTAAAATCAAACACCACAGCTTCTAGCAACGTAGCAGTTGGGTATCAAGCACTACTTTACAATACAGCAAGTGAAAATACGGCAGTAGGTCGCAGTGCTTTAACAGCAAATACTACAGGAACTACAAATACTGCTGTGGGTTACTATTCTTTAGCTGCAAATACTACAGCAGATAATAATTCAGCATTGGGCTACCAATCATTATATAGCAATACTACAGGAGATAGTAATGTTGCTGTAGGTAAAAATGCTCTGTTGTTAAATACCACTGGAAGTTATAATGTTGCAATAGGAAGACAAGCATTAGATGCTAACACTACTACAAACGGCAATACTGCTGTAGGATATGCATCTTTAACTAGCAGTGATAGTCCTAACAATACTGGTGTAGGGTCTAGCTCTCTTCAAAACGTCACTACTGGTTCTGAAAATGTTGGTGTTGGTAAAGATGCAATCAAATCAGTTACTACTGGAGAAGCTAATATAGGAATTGGATTTGAAGTAGGAAAAGGATTAAGAGGTTCTGTTCTAACAACTGGTTCTTCAAATATATTAATTGGAAGACAAGTAGATATAGGCTCATCAAGTAACAGTTTTTCTGGAGTTATAGGTGTTCATTCAGTAGGCAAAGGTTCTTCTACTGGATTTCTAGACTTTAATAATGGCAGTATTTATCAAGGTAACAACTCATCAGCTTGGGCAACAACTTCTGATAGAAGAATAAAAAAGAACATTGTTGCTAACAATGTAGGTCTAAATGTTATTAATCAAGTTCAAGTTAAAAACTTTGAGTATAGAAATGAAGATGAAATAACTGACTTTGATAATCCTAAATCTGCTGTTGTTAAGAAACAAGGTGTTCAGTTAGGTGTTATAGCACAAGAAATTCAAAGTATATTACCTGATATGGTAACTGAGGAAAGTACAGGGGTTTTAAGTGTTAATCCTGACAACATGACTTGGTATTTAATTAACGCAGTTAAAGAATTATCAACAAAAAACGATGCACTTGAGGCACGTTTAGCAACATTAGAAGGAGAATAAAATGGATAATCCAACAACAGAAGAAATAGCTCAACACTACTCAGCTATGGGAGATAGTGTTTCTCTTATCAATGACATTATTGCAGGAACAGCAATGGCAGATGAGGAAGCTCAAGAAAAGCAAGACTGTGTTGACAGGAACGTAGCACACTTAGAGATTATGGTGGCTAAAGACTATTGGACAAATGAAGATATGACAGCAGTTAACTCTGCAATTACAGCAGGTCAAGGTTACACAGCATGAGTGAACAATCAAACGTAATCACTATTGATGGTAAAGAGTATTCAACTGATGATATGAGTCAGGATCAAACTTATTGGATTAATCAAATCAAAGACCTACAAGCCAAAGGTGCTAACCTAAGATTTCAATTAGATCAAGTTACTGTAGCACAAAATGCTTTTACTAATTCATTGATAAAATCTTTAAAAACTGAAGACAAAGAAGAGGTAGTTAATGGTTAAGGCAAGTGAAGTTAAGGCACAGATAGATACACATGAAGCTGTGTGTACTGAGCGTTGGCGTGAGACACTTGCTAGGCTACGTAGGCTCGAACAGATTATGATTGGTACAACTGCTACTATGCTTTTAATGATGGCAGGTTTATTATTGAGGTGACGCTATGCTTGAAATGCTAGTGGTCGCTAATAGTGCATTTGCAATTATCAAACAGACCATACAGAATGGTCGTGAACTATCTTCAGCAGGTGCAGCAATATCTAAATTTGTTAGTGCTGAAGAACAACTCAAACAAGATTTACATAAAAAAAAGAATAGTATCTGGACTAACTTTCTAGGCAAGGAAGACAATGACCTAGAAGAGTTTATGGCTTTGGAAGAGATACGAGTTAAGAACGAACAACTCAGAGAGTTCATGCAGTTATATGGTAGGGCAGGTCTATATAATGACTATGTATCTTACTGTGCTGATGCACGCAAATCTAGAAGAGATGCTCGTATTAAATCAGAGAAACGCAAAGAGCAAATAAAAGAAACAGTAATGAAAGTCGTACTGGCTATACTTATTACTGCTTTATTATCAGGTGTTGTTACAGTACTGGCAATTATAGCTAAAAAGAAAGGGATCATATGACAGCTTTCTTACTTGCTTGTACATTAAATGGCATTGTTAATGGTGGTATATATTTTCGTAATGTAAATGTTTGCTTACATTACAGGGATGTTCTCGACAATCAATCGTTTATAAAAAACAATGAGACACAAACATATGAGTGTATATGTAAGCTCGTACCTTTTGTAGATACAGATAAGGTAAAGGTGTACTAATGGTTACAGTTGAACAGTTTCTTAAATGGAAGATACTACCAAGATGTATGATGCTTGCTAGTACAGTTATGTCATGGAGATGTGCTGAATGGTTTATGGATTTAGATGCACCGACTGCTGCACAGTCAGCCTTTGTATCTGTGGTTATGGGTGTAATGACAGGTGTGTTTGGTATATGGATGGGTCACGAACATAAGGAGCATAAGTAATGTTAACGGCATTGATTGGGCCAGTAAGCAATTTACTCGGTAAGTTTATTGAAGACAAAGATATGAAGAATAAGTTGGCACATGAGGTGGCAACAATGGCTGAGAACCATGCACAAGAACTAGCTAAAGGTCAGCTAGAAATCAACAAAGCAGAGGCACAACACAAGTCTATTTTTGTTGCAGGATGGAGGCCTTTCATTGGTTGGACTTGTGGTGTAGCACTCTGTTGGCACTTTGTACTAGCACCAATAACTATATTCTTGTGTGCATATTTAGGAATTGCTATACCTGAGTTACCTACTTTTGACATGGGTTCATTGATGACTGTGTTAATGGGTATGTTAGGGTTAGGTGGATTACGTACATATGAAAAACAAAAAGGATTGACGAAATGAATATGGAGGAGTTTAAGAAAGAGATCATTGAAGATGAGGGTGTTAAGCACGAAATCTATCTTGATCACTTAGGCCTACCTACTATGGGTGTAGGTCATTTAATTACTGAATGGGATGAGGAGTATGAAAAGCCTGTGGGTACTCCTGTATCTGAAGAGCGAGTACAAAATTGTTTGAAGCAAGATATACACGTAACAATAGATGAATGTAAAAAACTATACGAAGACTTTGATGTACTACCTGTAGATGTGCAACATATAATTGCCAACATGATGTTTAATATGGGCAGACCAAGACTATCTAAATTTAAGAATATGAAAAAGGCAGTTGATCAACGTGATTGGTTTGAAGCTGCATATGAAATGACTCACTCTAGGTGGTATAAGCAAGTGCCTAATAGAGCAGGTCGTTTAGTGGTACGCATGCAAAACGTAAAGACATAGAATAACTTTCGTAACCGAAAGTCATTCGAACCTACGATGTCTATACAATTGATTGTCATTGGTCTTTATGTTTTGGCTTGACCAATCTTCTTCCTCTGACTGTACGTTCTTTCTTTTTTGTAAATCTTTAAACACTTGACGTAACTCTGCATTGCCTTGTCTTCTATCACCTTTGCATTCCGGGCATAGCTTTCCGTATTGATATTTGCTCATCTCTATGTTTATGCCACAGTCTTCGCATTGACTATTGTTTCTTATTGGGCCTGCTGTTTTCATTTTAATCTCCTTGTAAAATATAAAGCATAAGTATACACACACAAACCAAAAGAAATATGTACAAACCTTTCTGAGATTTTCTTTTAGTTTTGTATCTACTTAGGATTGATGTGTGTATATACCTATGTAAACTCATTAGAATGGAACTTCGTCTGTAAACTCTTCAACACTAGCAGTACCCTGTTTGATAGCTTGGTATTGATTAGAGCCACCAGTGATGCTCTGAGAGCCTTGAGTGGCCATCTTATCGCTTACCTTTGCATCCATATAATCATTACCTGCTTGTGATGTGGCAAACCATATTGCTAAACGTCGTTCTTCATAGTCACCGGAAAGATGTGGTGCTTTAGGATTGTCACTTTGATTCTCGAAAAGCACACCAACCTTTTTGTATATCTCACGTATTACTTTACCGGATGGTAGTGTAGCTTTGACAATGACATGATACTCTTCGTTGCCATTGCTGTTTAGCTTGCCTTGTCCTACAAGGACATTGTTCTCACGAGGTGCAAAGAATGCACCTCTGTCTGTGTCGTCATATTGTTGATCCATTAGAAACTCCTACTTGATTTATGGTTAGATGTTTTAGTATTGATAGGGCCAATATCTTTTTTATTAGCAGTATCACTTGCAGCATTGCCATCATCATCAGATGCTAACCCTAAGATTGCTTGCAATGCATAACGTTTTGCGTAGGTAATCGCACTACCCATTGCTTGTGCGTCATCTTCTTTACCTTTCTTGATAAGAACTGGCACGAAGCTAGTCAATGTTGCATCATCATTACTATGCGAAACTGTTGTCTCTACATATATAGACATATGCATGCGTTGCTTATGCTCACCATCAGCAAGTATGCAGTTCTCATACTTTACCGACTGCGAGAATGACAAGCCAAACTCTGCTCCGTGATTGGCAGCATTGATAACACTAGTCAAGTCTGCGTAGCTACTGTGAAAGAATGGATTGCTACTACTTTTCAATGCAGATATATTTAACTGCTGAAATTTAGACATTGCTTCGTTAAGTGATTTACAAGGCTCAGTATTTTTGGTACTGTTACTTGTCTTGTGTTCTCCCACGTTGACACCCGGGGTTGAGTTTGTTGTGGGCTTGACCCCATTTTTATTTTGATTAGACAAGAGTCTCTCCTTTCATTGGTTTAGTTTTAAAGAATCCTTTATACTTTGGATTCTCATGCATGAATAGCCTAGAATAAAAGGCTATATAATCATTACTTATTTTAAAGTCTACGTCTGACGTAGTGATGGCTGTCTCCCATCTGATACGACCTACGATTAACCATGGCGAACATTTCTTTGCACCACTATTAATAGCTTCGTGTGTATACTGATTGAAGTATTCGTATACATGTGGGTTATCTTTATGATACTCCCACCATTTGTTTTTCTTTTCTCGGTATGTCATCATGGCTGTACACTCATAACTGATTCGACATCCTCGCTTTTAGGATGACTGCTAACTGGATCATAATGCATGTATATCTCTTCAGCTTCTTCCAATGAAGTAGCCTCAACAATATAGAAATGTTCTGTAGTTTCTATAGTCTGTACTTTATATTTAGCCATCGTTTATCTCCTTAATATGTATGGTTAATGCACCACGTTTGTTGCGTTTGATTGATAGTTTGTCTGTGTAAACCTCACGTTCATTAGGTTTGATCAAAGCTTTAAGACGTTTCTTTGCATCATCAAATATTTGTGCATCATCAAAGTGACATAGATAATAATATTCTTTATCTTTGAATTCATTATCTGTACTAGCATCACGTGTAACCATATTATCTATGGTCATGTGCTGTACACCAGTAGGTAATTCATTTGGCATATCTGATTGAGGTGGTGTTTTGTTTACAACATGATTCCAAAAGTCTTTGAGTATAGGTAGCATGCGTTGCCACTCATCTTCACTGCGTTCAACTAGCTTGCACTCCCATTGGTTGCCAAAGATAACAGATAGATACATCTTATCTAGTTTGGCTACCTTCATATACAGTTGTATCTGTGGTGTATAGTAAGCAAGTATGTCATCAAACTTTCTAAATGAACTGGTATGTTTACATTCAAGGCCAACATCTACACCATCTTCTTTGAGTACACCATCAAGTGTAGCTTTGAAAGGTACACCATCTATTGTAGTGGATACCTCATGCTGATAAGCAAGCACTTGTAAATTGTACTCATGCTCAAACCAAGCAATGTTAAAGTCTTCTGTGTATGTACCTAGTTGTACATTGAATTGATCAGATAAATCTACTGGTTCACCTTGACCAGTCTTTTCTAACCATAACTGATGCCAGTCTCCACTCATTATCTTGACTGCATCTGATCCACCGATGAATCCCATTCGCCATTTGGGGTCACGAATCGGTGGCTTTAGATTAACTACGCTCATTGTGTTCTCCTTTTTGTTTTATTTTACTGCATTATTGCACCAAATACTAGCCCTACTCTGCATTTTTTTGGGCTAATTCTAACATCTCCATTAGCTTGACACGCTTTTGGTATCGCCATTCACCTGCATTGCGAAACTCTGACAAGCTTGGGAAGAAAGTTTTAGTCTTTGAAATATGTTTTACGGCATGCAAGAATATATCGGCAGGATAATCTTGCAAGCCTTCAGCAATCAAACGTATACGCATAGCAATATCTGCCTGTGATTCCTGTGATGGCTTGACCATTACCATCATACACTTGAGTAGTTCTTGTTGCATTTGTTCAGATGGCATGGGTGTCATAGCATACGCAAGTACATTTAAACCCTTATCTATTTGCCCACGGCTAGGCTGCTCTAGTAGTTTGTATCCACGTACACTGAAGTCATTGTTAAGTACTTCCTCGTAGTTTAGAATTGATGCCAAAGAAGAAAGAACTTTTTGCTCGATCTCTTTTGGAGTTGTAGTTGTTAGACTTTTTAAAGCTACTTGTCTTTTGTTGTGGCTTAATTGTAACTGCATTGCCCTTCTCTCTGTTAGATAGTATGTTATTAGTAGGTTCGTGTGTCACTGTGTCACCCTCTGAGTGACACTCTGTCACTTCCACGGTGACAGCCTGACACTTCCGTACTCTATATATGTTTACCTGATTTTTACCCTGACGTTTGCGAATCAAAAATTTTTTATTTACTAGGTATTCAAGTTTACGAATTACAGTTCGTTCACTCAGACCTGACTTGTTTGCAATCGTACTGATGGATGGATAAGCAATCATGGTATCTTGATTAGCATAATGATTGATTGTCAATAGCACAAGCTTGGCTACTGGATCACCAACATCAGCATCCAAGATACCTTGGATATTTTTAAAGGACATACTTATGTTTCAACACTTCTCATTTGGTTCTCCATAGTTTCTTTACTGTTGACTCTGATAAAAACATTACCCATCTAGGTTCTGTATTACCACCTCTCTTATATATAACAGCATCCCGGTTAATCATTGTTGTGAATGGGGATGGGAAGCTGCTATTCTTACGATACTTTACTTCACATATTACTTCTTGTCCGTTGAGGTTGATGACGAGGTCGCCTTTATATTCGCCTCCCAACGCTCCACTAAGAGGCTGACGCTTTGCTTTGATCTTCCACGAGTTGAAGAGTTTGACGAAGAAGTTCTCATGGTATGTTCCTTTTCTGCTAGATGTGCTTGCCAATTTGATTTCTCCTTACAGTTAAAACAAACAAAGAAAGTTCTACTACTCTTTACTTTCGTAAAGTATCTGCTGTGTGTACTACACACATCACATTTTTTCATTGAACTTTTAGCTTACAATCTAAAGCTTCGATCCAATCTAAAAGCATAAAGCCTGAAGGCAAGCGTTCATATCTTTCCCACTTACCTATTAGGCTATCGGCACATCCAATTTTGTAGGCTAATGCTTCTTGTGACAGTTGCATTTTGTTTCTCTTCTCTACTAATGAGCTTACCAATTCTTTCCAATTAGGATTGATTGGAACTGGTACTGCCCTGTAGTTGAACATGTCTGAATGCTTCGAGTATTCTTTGTGCTGTGTCAAATCTTAAATCCATTCCGTTCATTGCTCTATAGTATGTACTGGTAGGTACACCTGCTACAATAAACATGTCTTTCA